ATTCCATCAATTACTTGTCCTGAAGTTAATCCGGCAATAGGCGTTTCATAACTAAACGTAGATCCACTAACAGAATCTGATATGATATAAGTATCACCAACTCCCGAATAGTCATTTGATCCTAATAATCCAGTTTGAGTAACTCCAATTGCATATACCACAAAATCTGTGATACCTGCCATATTCAAATCAGGTGGTACCTTAACTCCTAGAAAATTATCGGCGATTAAATTAGTTATTAGACTAGTCTTATCTTCAGGATATACTTTAACACAAGGATCTGTATTTAATTCAATATCATCAACCCTAATTAAGTCACTCCAAATATTAACGTCGTATCTTGTGTAATAAACTGCCTCTCCTACAATATCTACGATTCTAGCATTAAGTGGTAAGAAGTATTTTTTTAACTTTTGTTTTAGGGCAAAAAGCTTAATTAGAACTTCTTCATTAGTGAATGTAAATGCTTCTTCTACAATCGGAATACCATCTGCATCAAATTCACCACTATCTCGAGTGATGTCATAAAACAATCCAAACTTAGATGTTTTCTTATATAACTTAGATGGTATTATATTATTAGATGTGCTAGCAGTTTTTGGATTTGTACTAAATAAATCCTGAATTGGTGTTTGTTTATACCTTATTCGACTTATACCCTCAGGGTTATTACCTTTTAACTCATCAACATTTAACCAGTATTCCTTTAAGGTAACTTGATCGTATCCAAAATATTTTAATATGTTAATTAAGGCCTTATATGAACCAGTGAATGGAAATATATTACTCCATTCTAGAAGTAACTCTTTTCGTTTATAGTTTAGCTTAATAAAATCAGGTAAAGCTTCATTAACATCAGTATCATCAAATACTTTAAAATCAGAATTGTTAATAGCGTTACCCATGTTTTCTATCATGGTTTCTAAACGCTCATCTTCACCTTCAGTCTCACCATAGAAAGTAATTTCAGCAAAAACGTGTGTTGATCCAGTACAACCGAATACACTATAAGAATCTTCAGATAAGTAATCAGGATCTATTAATTGTAAGGTTCTTGAATATGAATCTTCTACATCTGATTGCAATCCAACTCTTAAGGAAATTGCTTCACTTTCGAATGGAGTAGATGTAGCACCCTGAACTAATTGACCAGTTCCACCACCTCCACTGGGCCCGACTAAATCTCCAGCAAAACTACCGAGATCGACATCTAAAGAATCAACCTTAACTATCTGTGGATCTGGACCAGGATATCCTTCAAATTCCCATAAGAAAAATTCATCCGTATTGCTTGCGGTTGAACCGGCTATGTTATCTTTCCATCGAGCAATAATATTGGTTTGCGTAGATCCTGGGCACCATGGAGTTAGATTAGCCTTTCTAGGTTTTCTCAATCCAAGATTTTGATTATTAACTCCATCCCAAACATCCGCTAAAATATAAATTGGTTGATATTCAATCAACCCAGTAGAAACTTTATCTAAATAAACAGTCCCTTTCCATATATCATTAATCTCATCATACATGAAATTAAAGTTATCACCTTCTTTGTTGAAGAACCTCCAATATGAATAGTTTTGCCTTTTAGAACTCATCTTAGTTTATATTGATGTCGTCTTTCTTAACCGTAAAGTTAAAGAAATTTCGGATGACTTTTACAGAATCAATATTATTTACCATAACATCATTTATGTATGACAAAAAGTCTTTAACATTATCATTTAGAAATAAACGAGGCATCATTGTTTTTTTCACAACAACATCCTTCTCACGATAATCAAATCCGAGATTCTTACGCTTTTCACCAAACTTATATGCTTGGTCATATAAATTCTTAGGAATTTTTTCGCTCATCGTTAATTAGAATGTTTTTGTTTTGTGCCATTATTTGATTTGATAGACTTTCATCGATCACCTCATCAATAATTATATTAACTGAAGATACATTATTATCTTTTATATCAGTGCTATAAAAAACTTCATTTCTATCTGACCAACCGCCTCGTATAATCGGTAGTTCATTCAATCCAATTTTAATATCACCGAATTTATCTAATCCTAATTTAGGATCTTCTATTACATTTCCATTCGAATCAAATTTCAAATTTATTCGGGTTCTTATTGCTTCTCTTATTGATCTTATTTTGTCGATCTTATATGTAGTCTTGAAATAATATCCATTCTTAATTGCTTCTTCATTCTTTTGTGAAATAAATTCAACATTCACTGAATCAACACCACTAACAGATTCGATCATTGCAACGATATCGGATTTAGGTATCTTGTCTCGGCGTTGAACTCTCAAGAAATACTCAGATAGTAATGCTAATATATCAGTTTTTAATGTGTTAAAATCAACTCCATTGAACACTCGTAATGCAATATTTAAGCCATACTTTGTAATGATTGGATCTACGATACTTAGTTCAGTTGTTACGATTTGTCTGCCACTACGTTGAATATATGTAAGTAAAGCCTCTTGTTCATCTTCGGTTAGCTTAAAATTAGCTTCAGGGGTAGTAAAGTAATCGGTATCTTTAGATAAACGGCTCTGGACATTAGGAACTAGGAACAAATAAATTACATTATCATCATCTAAATATTCATCATCGTAAGTTGTGTATGCATCAACGTAAGAATAATCAAACCTAGACAAAAATGCAACATAATTATCAGGATTAGCTAAAACCAAAGCTCTTGATGTTTTTGGAGCTATTAATCTCGTTAAATCCATTTCTTCACTAGCGGATCCTAATACAAGTGGCTTTTCAATACCAACCGTAAAGACTTCATTTAAGTCTACCTCTTCACCAATATTACTGTAGCCTTTATCTATAAACTTCCATTTAAGAATATCTGATTTCGCAAACAAATTACCCATTTGCCCAGCAGATGTAATGTATCTAACCAATATTTGAGAGCCATTTGGTGGAATGTATCCAAAATCTTCGTTTCCGAAGTATACATCTATGCCACCATTAATACCTGTCTTTACGATTACAGATTTCTCATTTCTAGTTAAATCATATAATGAATCAACGATGCCAAATTGTTCACCGTTAATATAAACTTCAACATGATCGTTTTCAATGTTTTTGTTACTACCGAAATTGTAACTTTGAAGTCTCTTACCATTTGCAATCACCGATTGTTCTTCAATTTCACCTTGAATAACTCTAAAGTTGTATATAGAATTAGTTCCTAAATCAACCTTAACTCTACCAGTAACATTATCAACCTTAAGAATATAAGGCAACTGTGTATTAACGTTTATTATTTGAGTATTGTTATTAATGTAAATGAATGGAGCTTGTATTGTTGCTTGAGCACCAGGTTTAATAGACATTCTAAGAGTACCTCTCGCCGATATAATTCTAGTTGGATTATGGCCAGCTATTCTAGCTAAACCATAAACAGATTTTTCTTTGAACGCTGTGAATATATTCAATTCAACTAAGGCATCTTCAATATAGAAGAATATTAATTGAGTTAAATTTTGTACTACATCTAAAATCTGTCCAAAGGGTGATGCTGGGGTAAATGCAGCCCTAGCTCTATTATAGGTCCTAACCAGATATTCTTGTGATTGATTCACAAGATTGGCAAACGTTATTTTGCTTTTATCTAAGAAGCCATTATTTCTGTTATTAGTTGCCATTCACCCAATTAATTTTATGCTACGATTACTGAAAACTTATTTTCTGCATCGATTATTATATCTATCTGTGCGATATCGCGGATAGTTCCATGAAAGAATTGAACATCAACACTAAATGGATATCCTTTAGACATCGAACAATATGTTTGTATTTGTCTAGAAATAACTGCCTTCAAAGCAGAGGCTGACGTTCTAAAAGACCACACATATTCATCCAAACTTGCACCAAAATCCGTATGTCCCATAACACTCGTTTTTGGTGTGAATAAACAACTTTCAATTTGTTGCTTAAACATTTCAAGCGTATCATCCATTTCTAACTGCCCTTCTATAAAATTTGGATCGCCAGAATTTCTATTATAGATATCGTTACGCATTGAATATTTGAATTATTATTTTACTCATTTAATAGATACAAGATCAACTCGCCAAACGAGAATAATCACATAGTATCATATTATATTTATCCTTGTTATTTATTGTCATTTCCTGAAGTAAAGAACCAATCCATTCCTTCATCAGTTTTAATTTCTTCTTCAATTTTATCTAAGGCAGTTTGTCCTTCCTCACGAAGCAAATCATAATTGATTGTTATACCACCAGGAAGATTAAATGCAAACGTTCCTAATATTCGAGATAATTGAGTTTTACATTTAGCAGTTACATATCTAAAGAATATTTCATCTTTGAACAAATACCCGAGAGGCAATTCTTCATATACAGTTAATACTACATCATTTTGAGGTGGTTCACCTAAGAAAACTAATTCTTTTGAATTTGTATTAAAGTTATAGCTAATAGGATGGAATAAAACGTGACTTGCCAAATCAATCCAATATTGATATACTGTCGCATACATTAAAGCCTCGGTAGAACCATCAATTGTGTAAATATCTTTAAACAAAACTTTTTCTAATGAGAAATCTGGCATACTTTTCAACGGATCATATAAACTAAATCCATCTTTACATTGCCTAACTGCTATTACCGAAAATATGCAATCAGGTAATTTCATCGTTCCGAAAGAAGCGAATGTAGGTATTTGCTTAAAATTTTCTTGTGGAATAACATAGTACCTTTCTTGTACTGAATATTCATATTTCTTATAGAACCATTTCGAAGCATACTTAATGATCCTACGAATTTCACCTTCAGGAACAGAAAACGGCAAGGCACAAGAGACTGTTAATTCCTGCTGAACTTCAGCGAGAAATTCGTCCTCGGCCATCATATTGTCCGATAACTGGCCTGAATAAACGTTCTTAAAATTACCTGCCATTTTAATATTTTATTTTGCGTATACTTTCGTATAATCTATTAGTTCGGTTTCTCCTGAAATATCTGCATACGTTCCAATTCTACCACCAGCAATTATTCCACGTGTAACTTTTGCTTCAATGGTAGATACTCGACCGGAAATATAACTATCAGACACCGTACAAGTTCTGTTTATATATGTATCTAATATCTGTGATGTTTTAATCTCAGAATATCGATAAAGATTACATCGTTCTATTGATGAATTTTCTAATTTACATTCAAAAAATGAGCAATCATTAGCTTCATTAATCATCAATTTACAATTAACGAATTCCCATCCACGAACCTTATATATGATACCATCAGCATTTTGCATCTGAATTTTTGATAATGCACTATCATAGTTTATATCACATTTCCTAATATCAGATGACGATAGAATATCAAATATTTGATCTCTAAATTGAGCATACTTAGCTTTCATAATTTGAGGATTTGCCTCAAGATCAACAGTTAATTTAATATTTGGAAATTGCTCAACAAAACTATCATACGAATCGTAAGCTAATAAAACTTTGCTCGAACTTTCCACTATTTTCTTTAAATCTTCCTTGTTCTTCTCGGTGTACTTAGGATCATATATACATTTAGAAATAAAAGAATTGAATATTCCTACAACATCCAAAGCTTCAACTGTTTTATATTCATAATCCTTACCTCCGATGTATCGTAGTGTGAGTACACCATCTTTAATATCATCAAATATAACGGCTGATAATTTATTTGTAGGTAGAATATAATTGAAATTGTTTATTGTAAGATTTTCCGAGCGATAAAACTTATTTTGTGGCATTATCGTCTTGATAGACTGAACGTATACAGAATCTTTTCTTTCCGGGAAAAATCTCCACATCATATCTTCATTAAATTCTAAAACGAATTTAAGAGGATTCAATTTTCTAATATCTAGATTGATTAAATTCTTATCGTACGATATTCCTACCGTGGCAGTACAAGTATCATCAGTATAGCACCATTCTTTTATTGCAGCAAACGCCTTGATTATCATTTGTCTACCATCAACATAATCAGTTGGTGCAGCGGTAAAGCAATATCTTTCTTTACCATAACCGAATCCTTTAACGATATAGTATCGATCTTTAGCAGGTTCAAAGTTTTCAGGGTCTGAAATTACTTCTACTGGTGCAGATAAAACTTCGGCAAACTTTTGTGCAACTTTCGATATGCTAAATTTACAATAAAAGTCTAAACTCACTTTTATTCTAGTTGCTCTCGATATTTGCTGCTCTTGTACAAGATTAAAATCCATAGATTAGGATATTTTTATTATTTATCCCAATCAAATTTTGAAGAAAACCTTTTTCGCCTCTTTGTCTATTTTTACAAGATTAAGTGTGATGTCATTACCTTCGACAATGTTATCCATATCGATAAAATCCGGAATATCTGATACATGTAAGAGACCTACAATCTTAGGCTCTAATTCGATAAACAATCCATATCTAGTCTTTTTACGAACCTTACCGGTAACTTCTGAAGGTATCTTATACTTTGTATCAATATCACTCCAAGGATCGTATGCAACGACTAGCTCTTTTTGAGTTAGGATGATTCTATTCTTATTTGTAACTTCTTTGATTCGGAAAGAAATGTCAGAACCAGGTTTTAATTCTCGGTTTCTAAATTTCTCTGAATATTCTTCGTCTAAATCGGTTTTGTGTATTAAGCCAGTCAAGCATTCGTTGAATTCAACAAAGACTCCAAATTTTGTAGTACCAGTAACGAATCCGGAATACTCATCTCCACTACTAATATTTTCCATAGCTTGTGGAATTAAAGATTGTAGATATTCTCGGTGAGATACGACAATATAATTCTTTTCTTTTGAATAATTTATAGGAACTACATAAATTTCTTTGCCTATAAGTTCATCAAAGTTTACAAGTTTATTAACACCACCTAATGATCCCGGCATGAAGACCTCAACTCCTTGAATATCTAGGAAATATCCACCATGAATCAATTCTTTTACTTTGGCTAAATAAGCTACCTTTTCACCGATAGATTCAAATATTTCTCGATATTTAAGATGTGATACAACTTCAGTATATGATACTTCAACTTCAGGTCGTTGGCTCATTAAATCAGCCTTCTTTACAATCACTTCTAATTTAACCCCAGGCTCGAACAATTCAATGTATTCTCGATCTTCTCGAGTTAAATCCATAATGGCATCACCAGTCCAGCCAATATCGATATAAGCATATCTTTCGCCAACTGTGATAATGGTTCCTTCAACAATCGAATCTTTCACTGGAAGCGAAATTTTCTCGACAGATGAAATTAATAAATCGTAAAGTTTTTGTTGTTCAGGGTCTTTTGAAATGAAACTTTTGCCCTTTCCCTTAAGCTTTCTTTTGTAATCTTCGTTTTCGTAAGCTTCCCAATCAAAATCGGTAACGGGGTTGTTTTGTACTTGTGTAGTAACTGACATTTATTTTTGTGTTAAAGGGTGAATGTAATAATATAGTATATATCTCTAAAATTTTTGTCAAAAAAATTTTTTCTTTCGAAAATTTTTATTATATTAGTATATAATGAACTGATTGATAATTAAGTAACGGATCCTGTTTGAGCAGCAGCTGTACCAGCGGTAACAACAGTTCCGGTTTTTATGAATATATCAACCTGATCAGCAACTGTTTCTGCTATAATAGGAGCAATTTCTTCAGACATCCATTCGCATATAGAGTCTGCTAATCCATTAGACCATTCGTTTGAAGATATTGCTTGTATAACCGGCCCGGCTGCAATTGAAGCAGCTCCAGCGACAGCACCAATTCCATCAGCCTGTAATTTAATATTACTTAAGGCCTTGTATATAGTTTTCGCGCTAGTCTTTGCTCCGTTCTTGCCTCCACCGTCTAATTCCTTTCTAAGTGCAGCTTTAACTGCCTCACTTTTGAATTCGGCTTTTAACTTTGATTCGATACCTGCTTTTAATGTTGCTTTTACTAATGGCATAGTTTATATATTTATAGAGTTTTTACTTCCTTTTGACTTAATTGGCTTGGTGTCATTGGCTGCATTGGTGGTGATGTTGGTGCACCCAAGTTACCAATATGAGTATGGCTATTAAATAGACTCATCATCTTTTCTCCTAAAACTAAATGCTCAGAAGCACCTTTACCTAATTCAATTGATGATGCATGATCTACAATAACATTTTGACATTCAACATTAACATCAGCATCTGTTTTTATATTAATCATACTAGCTTGAGTAATGTTCATAGTACCATCATCAAGCATTTCTAATATACCATCTCTAGATGCATTCTGAATTATGATAGACTTATCAGGCTTGATGTTAATTTGACTTTCTTTATAGTCAAGCATTAGTCCTTTTTCTTCAGTGAAATAGACTTTAACAAATCCTTCAGTTACTGTATCGTATATAATAGAATGAGCGTTCGTATATGATGCCGAAACCTCTTCTTTAAGTTCATCTGAGATCCTCTGGTTAAACGTATAAGAAGGGCTATATATATTACCGTTATCAAATTTCACTTCAACTACGGATCCTAATTTTGGGACTGAGAAAAACCCACCACCAGTATCAGATCCACCGGTTGTTGAAGTTGCAGGTGTAGCCCATGGTATTAAAGCTGCATCTAATCCATCAAAAAAGCCAAAGACTTCGACACGTACTCTTCCTATTTGAAGAGGGTCTTCAATATCAACGACGGTACCACAATAATTACCATCTCGAACATTATCTACGAAAAAATCTTTTCTACTTATTTGCATTATTCAAATATATTAGAGTTTGGTGAATTTTCAGGATCTATATTAGCCTGTGAAGGACTTGGTGTTGAGTAAACGTTTTCATTGATGTTTCCTGTAATATTAGCCTGTGAAGGACTTGGTGTTGAATAAACATTATCACTCCCAGTAGTCCTGAATCTTTTATCATTAACCAACGAAGCCCCAGCATCCAATACTTTAGATACTAGTTTTTGTGGATTTGCTAAATCAGCAGCACTTAATCCATACACATTTCCTAAAAACAATCGAGTTAATTGTCCTTCAATAAAGTCTTCTGCACGTCCAAATGCGTTTTCCTTTATGTTTTCTAAATTAGTGGCATCTTTGATTGCCTTCTTAATTTGATCTAATTTAGATTGACCTTGTTGTTGCAAATTATCTAAGAATGCTCCAACTCTATTTTTGTCTGGATCTGGTATTCCGGCAGGTCTACTAGGTGGTTCACCTGGTGTAGTTGAAACACCACCATCTAAAGCGGCATTATCGAGTGAAGGAATCCATCCATCAGAAACTAAATTTTGATCCCAGAAATTATACATATTAATTTCTTCTACATCCTGATATTTAATAACAATCTTCTGCTTAGCATCTGCCGGTGCGGTATTGGAAACCGCGGATAAATGATCTGATTCATTATGGTCAAATTCACAAAAACTAAATCTAAACATATTTCGTGTAGTACTCATAGGAACACCTAAAGTTACATTTACGTTCGATGTATTAGGATCGTTTAAAGTTTCATTAGGTCCTGTTAATCTTCCAGTAGCTTCTGCTGCATTTCTACTTAATTCACCTTTAAGGTTACCACCAAACCCGTATTCAACATCAACATTGTCTTGAGTTAACGCGATATCATTAGGGTTTTGGATATATCTCGATTCATATACATAAACCAACATCTCAAATTGCCTTAAGTTTAAAGGAACTACTTCTCGACGATACTTCCAATCAAAACAAGCCTTTCTATATAAATCTAATAATGCGGTTACTCGTAAATCAATAGATTCTAAACATGTTATTTCTATTTTCTTGTCTATCAATAATGGCTTGCTAAAATCTCTCTTCCACGCATCTGCCAATCCTCCAATTTCTTGAAAGAACCATGGAGTTTGATTGTTTATTCCATGAAGAAGATAAAGAAATTTTTGCATATACAATGCTCTTTGCTTATCTCCAATTTTATTTAGGAACCATAGAGCAGTGTTAACCGGTGCTTCAGCCGGATCAACCATACCAGTACCCCACAACAATCCACTCGTAGGCTGATCAAAGTTAAAGAAAAATTTGAAACCTAGTACAGTAGGATCTTGTGTCTGTAAAAATGAGTTGCTAGTGTAAAACAAATTTGTTTTAACAAAAGCGTTTTTTGCAGGATCGGTATATGGTGAATTAGCTGCCATTAATTATCTTTGTTTTTAGCCGGTATTGGCCATTCTCTTCTTAGTAACTTAAGAGATTGCGTTATTTTCGTATCCTCTTTACTATATTTATATTGGATGTCAGAGATCACATAATAGCCTGACAAAAATTCATTTTTAGTTTGTTGATTTGGACCATCATATTTAGTTTCATCACCAGCCTCATCTTTAGCCGCTTGTGGTTGAACATCATCACCTAATTGCAAATCTCGATTTTCTAAACCTTTATTATTAACTTCACCTTCTGTGTATATTAAGACAGGTATTCTTTGATATTTGTATAATGACCAATTAACAACTTCTAAATTAACCTCTAATACCATTTTGCTAATCTCGTCATTATTGCCTATATTATTAGCTATGGCATACATATAATTAGAATGAACGTTCTCGAAATCTTCGGATGGCTGTTTTCCTAAGTACTTAATTTTATTATTATCTTCCCAATAGTCCTCGTCTCGACGTCCTCTTAGAGGTATCTTATTTTCATCAGAACCTGGTGTATTCAATGGCATAACCATGAAACTTTCTAATCCACCAGTAGGTCCTCCATTATTATTCTCATTCAGGTTTAGATATTTAATTTGCCTAGCATATCCGTTAGTCATCCAAATATCTCCACTATTGTTAATCAAATTGTACGAAGATATAGATAAATTGGTACCAGCAACATCCTGGCCATTACTCAATCTTAAACTAGCCTCAAATCCATCATCACCTGATTGATCTTCATTAACTTGTAATGTAGTATCAATTTGCGGCGTTGCTTTAACCGTTTCCATTTCATCTTCTTCGCTAAATTGCTTGTTAACATTAACAAAGCATAAATAATATTGAAGATCTATAAACGAATCAAAAAAAGATTCATCATCTTTATATGCAGATAATGTAGTTTGATGTATAAATTCATCTCTACTTGATTGTGCTATTATTCTAGGCATTGAATCATCAGTACCATCTTCATTTGATGCAAATCCGAGACCTAATCCTTCGGCACATTCTAATAAATGGTCAAAAGAATTGCCAGCCTCAAAACCTTGTATTACATCTGCAAACATGAGAGGAACTTTCATAATACAAGAAAATGTATATGAAGGTGGAATTGCTTCGGCGTCTTCAGTCGCTGGTTCTGCTGGACTAGATGTTATTCTTAGAATATCAAAATCTATTCTAATTGGCCGATATTCTTCCATTGGTCTAGGTTTCAAATACAATGAAATAACAGTGCCATCTAAAGGATATTCAATATCAGTAAATTTATTAAGAGAATCGCTTATTGTAAACGTGGCAGTAGGAACTAAACCACTTAGGTTTAATTCCATTGCATCTAAATCTTCTTGTAATATCTTATTAGAGCCTATTTGAACCATTGGGTAGATACCACCTTCATACGATTGTTGATTCATCGTTTGATTCTGGTTTTCTACTGCCGACTCTTTCTTTGCTTCTTCGCTTTGTTCGTCTTCAATAAAGACTTCGTCGACTTTGATCGTAGGCTCTACGATAGTTAATATGTCTCTATCTACCGTTGCCATTATACGTTGCTATTATTACCTTTGTTATTACTCTCTTTTGAATCGTTTTTCTGGGCAATTGAATTAGGTTTGCTCTTATATCCAGCAAATATTAATGCACCGCCTTTTGTTGTAATTGCAGATTCTCCCGGTTTAAGTTTATTGCTTGTCGTTATTGTTGGCGAACCATTTTTACGACTATTAGCCAATGCCTGTAACTTTTCTAAACGCTGTTGTGTAGGTTTACTAAATCTATTTTTATCGATGTATGCACGCTTAACATCTTCAATTTCTTTCTTACTAGGTTTAGGTTTGGTATAAGCTCTCTTGGCTCCATCTAAATCAGGAATGATAATCACATCACCTTCAGCTATCGAAAAAGGATTTGATATTTCATTAAACTTTAATATCAAATCGGCGTATTGATCGGTTCCATATGCATACATTGAAATCAAATCCGGTCTCATGGCATACTCATCCGTAACTGTCACGGTTCTTTTAATAGTAAATGTTGTAGCCTGAAAATTAGGCTTCAGGGTAGGCTCACTTAGATCTGTGACCGTTTTCTTCTCACCAAAATAATTAGTCTTGGTGATAATCCTTTTAAGGTTTATCATTTTAAAGTTAAGTGCCATATTACGTAGTCCATTTTGCAACATTCTCCACAATACCAGCATCTTTCTGGAAATTAGGAAAGCGTTGAGCTAAATAATTTTTCTCAGCGGATTCTTCTTCAGCCATTGCATTATTAAATCCTGTTAATGTTTGTGCCGTTGACGATGGAGAACCTGGTTTAGTTTGATCTCCGCTTCCTCCAAAGTTAGGACCAACCTGGCCATAATAAGATTTTTTAATATAATCTAATGCTGAAGAATATAATCTCTCTCCATTATTAGGAACAAACATCATTTGAATATCATCTCTATCTCTCGGTCTCGCTGGTTTAAGAGTACATTCAACTTTTAATTTTGTAGGAAAATCATCTTTATCTAAAGGTCCATCGAATTGTATTTCAGTTCCTTCAAGTATCATATTTCCCATACTTAAAATTGGCCTTGAAGGATTACCAACAGTTACATGCCATTCACCGGTATCTTCACCAGTTAATAACGCCATTGTTGCTTGTGCTTGAGGTCTTCCCATTTTATCCATTGCGGAACCAGCAGCTCTTGATGCAACGTTACCACCAACAGTTTTAATAGCATTACCTATTCCTTCTAAAGATAAACCTGCACCACCGGTTAAATCATTTAATCTATCTGAAAAACCGGTTGTTAATTTATCTAAGAATGTACCAAAATCTCCTTTTGCCAATGCCGCCATACCATCCTGTCCTGCAATAGGATTTGATTTTCTAGCTCCACCAACATATCTAATAGCACCACCCCAGAAATCACCACGATTATATGTAATCATCAATACATTCATCAATAAATCTAAGAAAGCAGCTTTGCCGTTGATACCATCAATCGAACGCATTTCATATTCAAAAACCAGCTTAAGACTTTGTTCGAAAACAAGACCTCTTTTTCTAACCATCATTTTGTCAATAACGTTAATAGGTCCTAATGTCTTGTTTGTAGTATTCGAATAAGGATCAAAGTTAGCATTCTGATCTCCTTTCAAAGCAGTATTAGACCCGGCTGTATCGGTAGCACCTAATAGTTTACCTAATAAGTTTCCGCCACCACCATTACCGCCGTAGCCACTACCTTGTAAAGTTTGTATTTCTGACTTAAATTCTTCCCAATTTAACTTGACACTAAATTTCAGAATTTCATTTAATTTATTACTTTCACCATCCATCCAAGTGATAAGCCTTCCGATGTCTGGTGTATTTTGTCTCTCTGAATTAAGGAGATTGTCTCCAACTGGAGTACCGAATCTTCGCAAAGTAATCATATAGTTATTAGGAACCTTTCCATAATTCTTACAATACAGGAAATCTTCCCACGAATACTCAACTGCGTTTCTTCCTTCTCGACTCCATTCAATTATTTTCGAAGCAGTAGGATTTCTCTCAACTTCTAAAGGATTCCATCCAATTTCATCTTCAAATAAATTAATCGTTTCAGTTCCACCGCCACCTATAGACCCATTATAGAAAAATGTATAGTATCTGTTAAATAATGCTTCCTTTCCTTTGAAAGGACCTGCAGGTGGATTATCACCTTGTTGAACTTGAGAATCTTTGGTATACGGCGTAGCAAGTTGCTTTACTCCGGAAGTAGCAGATTTAAGTTCGTAGGATTTTACGTCTCTACCGGTAATAGGAATTCCAGCCATATATCAACAGATTATTTTATTATAGGTTATATATCAAAGACGCTTTGTGAACTCGTCCCAAGTAACCTTCATATCAACAATCTTTCCAATTAACATATTGCGGAGAGAAGAAAGGAATTCTATTTGAGTGTTATATTTATATCCACCGGAATAGAGACCTCTAGTGGTCAATTCTTTTAATTCTGTGATATTTCTTAGTATAAGAAAATCTTGTATCTTGTTAAAAAGATCTTCTAACTCGTTTTTATATCTAACCGTATGTATAGAATCGACGACTACATAAAATCTAGAATCCTCTTTGTTTAGATAATTCTCTAGCTTTTGAACCGTCTTAATATCTTCAGGTATCCAAAATGGACGTGGCTTCTTACCAAAAGAGTTTGAGAAAGAATTGCCAATAAAATACTTCTTCAAAAAATTAATGTTATCGTAGAATTTTACTATCTTTACTAAGTATGTAGGGTTGTATTCATCAAACTTAATATCCTTGATAGTGACTTTTACAGGTATCAAAACATTAGGCTCGTGTACTGAACTGATTAAAGCATGGGCAACGGATCCTTTGTCTATTAACTTGTGCTTAATCATAAAAAGTTGAATTTTTTGAATATGTATTTATATTAGTGGCTGATCAATCCACCAAAGAGCCATCATTTCTGGTGGTGATTTTTTATCACTTTTTCTTATTTAGATCAACGATTTGAATCGTATCAAATTCTAGCTTAATATCATCAATATCATCATCTTCCATAAGGATCAGCTTATACGATAAATCATCTTGGTCAATTGTTCGCTTAATTGCTTGAATTATTTCCAATTCTAGATTTTCAAGGAAGTAAAATATGCGTTCAGTTTTCTTTGAATTAATTATATGATTGATACGCTTAACAATATAATACTCAATTATTTGTCTATCCGGAACATTCTTGTAAATATCATTATTCTCTAATTTAGCCATAATATCATGGTAGTTAATAACTTCAGAAACTTTATCTTTTTTGAAGTTATCACTAAATTCCTTTAATGAACAATGAACTATTACAAATTCTTTTGTTGCCGTATCCAATTCCATAATTATTTTTTAGTAGCCTCAATAAGAGTCTTGGCTATGTTTTCTTTTGATATTTCTTTAAGCCACTCTTTATGAAACTTTAACTCTTCGCTAAGACTTTTGATTTTTTCTTTTAAGTCTTTTTCGTTAGGTTCGTAATGTGAGCCCCATTCAGTATCGAAGGTAAGTACTTCCGATGAATATTTATTTCCTAAATCTACGCCTAACTCATCGGTTAAATCAGACAAAAATTTAATTGTATGGTGAAATCCTTTAGATGAATCGCCATCAGTTTCATAAACTGTTTTGAATTCGCTTAATTCATCAGCGCCATTATAGTTATCATCAACTATAGTTTTAATGATACCATTAGTTGCTATTTCTAATTTAATCGTTATCATCAGATTCTATTGGTTGATTTACTTCTTTACTTACACATTTATAGCAGGTTACCGCAGCAACATCTTCACTTCCTACTCTGGTTGGCTCGCTACATTTCTTACATTCGAGATACCAACCAAAAGATTTTTCATTCCATTTTGTACCCATCTTCCATTCAAGAAGATATCCGTTTTCGTTGATTCTCTTTGTGTTTTTCATTATACTAGTTTATCAGCTACATCTGAATGCAGAGCCCATATTTTAACTCCATCATACCATTCATCTATTTTTGCATCAATTTCTTTTTTCTTAAGTCCTTCTGCTTTAAGCTTTTCTCGCATCTCACCTTCTTTATTGGCCAATATTTCCTTTTCCATTTCGAGATGTTGACGCAATTCTTCTAATCTCATTTGTCTGCCTTCTTCGGCAAACTGTCTTTTAAGTTCTTTGAATTCACTAGCCGGCATATTTTTCTTAATTTGCTTTAAAAAGCTACGTCTTTGTTGACGGCGTGAAGATACACTTTTTCTACCCATTTTTGTTTTGTTTAGTATATATGAATGTTAAATTAGGATCTAATCCTTTGTCTTTTACTTCTCGTTTATTCCTCTTAATGAATGCAATCAATTTATTTTTCAAATCAATACATTCTTCAATAGAATCAAATTCAATTTTTATTTGGTTAGAGGAACTCATATAGTATATATTTAGCCCTTTTTGTACCAGTCATTAATTGAATTCAATATTTGATCCTTTAAAAAATCTTTTGGATTTTCAATTTTAGATGCAATATAACTACTAAGAATTTCTAAAACATTTTCATCGAAAGAATCTTCTAGTACCGAAATAAATTCTTTAGACGGTAATTCCATTTCCATTCGAATGTTTAGCTTTGTCTTCTTGGTTTTTGCCTTTTCTAAAACAGGAATGATAGGATTTGATGGAGTTTTACCGACCTTAGTTTCTAATACAGAAGGCTTAGGTTTTCTTTTAGGTTTTTGCATTTCAGCCTCACCCTCAAAAGACATGATTTCAGAATCATGCTGTATTTCAATAATATATTCTCCAATTAATTCTTTGTTGCAACGACGACCACTAGCAAACTTTAAAAATTTACCTTCAGAATCTGATAATTCTTCTAATATTCCTTGATCGTCTCCTTTAATCCATTGATACCTAATAGTGTCTGACATATCTAATATATTTAATAATTATATGAAAGAATATTAAAGAGGTTTCAATTACTTAGGACTACATGGACTTAGATAGTATCGCACATCTCCACAAAGCTCAGTACCAATTGTAACGACTATACAAGGTCCTTCAAGACACCAATCCATTGACAACATATTGCCGCATTGTTCTTGACAATCACTAAAGCTAACTCCACCTCCACCTTCACCAGGCTCTCCCTGAGCACCAGCAGCACCTTGTGCACCATTTGATCCATTTGAACCAGCGGCACCTTGTGCACCATTTGAACCTTTTGATCCAGCAGAACCTTGTGCACCATTCGAACCAGCAGCACCCTGTGCACCATTTGAACCGTTTGATCCAGCGGCACCTTGTGCACCATTCGAACCAGCGGCACCTTGTGCACCATTCGATCCATTTGAACCGGCAGCACCTTGAGCACCTTGTGCACCATTAGATCCATT